CTCAATGTAATGTATCCATGACCGAACAGATCCAGTCATGTAGATTCTAGTTGGTGTTGCTAAAGGTAGAACCATTCTAGCACATTCTTTAGCGACTTTCAACCTTAGCATTTGTTGATACAAATCCATACCCTCAGCAAAGTAACGTTTGATAGCAACTTCAAGTTCTTGTTTAGTAAACTCATCAATATCATCAATACTATTCTGTCTGTTCTTATCATCTTGACGACGTAAATCAAACATAGGAATCTCGCTTGCTAACATAGAACTATCAGCATAGCGTTGTGAAAATTCTTGATAAGTAAAAGATCTATGCCTTAAAATCTGGGCAGCAATTGCTCTAGTGGTTTCAATTTCAAGAGTCATATGTGCCTGCTCAAATACAGACCAATGGTTGTGCTTGATACAATACGATAATAGACCTGCAACCTTAGGATTCTCTTGGTTGTTCGGGTTGCTCACTCTCGCTACGTAACCCATCGTCTTCTCTGCTTCTGGTGTTACTGTTATTAGTTTCACTGAGTTCATTGAATCCTTTTTTTCTCCTTAGTTTCTTAAGTTTGAGTTCATGTTTTGCATTGTTGAGTTGCTTCTTCATNTAGTGTATNTCTAAGTCTGAATACAACTGGTCTTGTTTAAGTGCTGATTTAATTAATTTAATTTGGTCTTTGAGTCTCATTACATCTCTTCTTGATCGGCATAGGTAATACGTTTTCCGTTACCCTCAACATAAGAACTAGGATCAGAATAAACTTCTGCTTCAAGTTCTTCAACAACCATCTTCAATTGTTTGATCATTAGTTTTAGGTGGTTCTTATCCATAACAATATATCTACTCATTATATATTAGCATTAAAAAAGAGGGTTTTCAAGCCCTCTTTATTTTATCTACATAAGTATCTCTTTACATATTCTTTTACATGAAGAAGAAGATCTTATCTCATCGCAGTCAATAATACATTCAAAGTAATCGTCGAGTTTATCGTTTTCATCAGACAATCCATTTAAAGTATCATCAAAGTGTCGCCACCCATTTAACTGTGCGTATGATAGTAGGTTGTGCATTTTCTCACCTCCAACTCTTTACTCATCATATAGAAAGGGGTAGGATTCATTTTAACACCTCGCTAAACTCTAGTAGCTATGTATACAAAAAAAGGAGACCTTTTGGTCTCCTGTATTATACTGTTATTTCTCTGTTTGTCTAGGATTAAACAGATTCCAGTGTTTCATATTGAATGGTTGTAGATAAACCCATTTTGCGTAATGGATACCCCTGTAACANAGCATTGCGAACACTCGTTCGGGGTCATGTTTTTCAGGATCATACTCTGGTAGATCTGTCCCGCCCCAGCTAAAATGGATTTTTAGCATCGGTCTATCCTCTATGTAATTGAAGAAGCATTACCTCTCCATAGATTAAAGATAGAACAACAACCATAGCAAGAGAAATTTCTGCGATTACTTGCATACTTCCTCCTTATTGTTAACTGGAACACCACGATATACGAGTGCTTTTTTATTGTTATTCATAGAAGTCTTTGGACGATTTGTATCGTACTTAACTCCTCTATATGTGACTTGTGCCATTTGGTTTCTCCTAAAGTAATTGGACTATTAATCCGTTCCTTCAGTCGGCTTTTGCGTCTCCCGTGGGAGATGAACGTCCCGTTCCGAGTCGGCTTACTTGCGTCCTAACTGCCATGTCTCACAACTATCAGCATCAGGCACCTTAGTTTTGAAAAAATCTACTAGAAATTCTTTCGCATCTGGAGTATGATTCTCATCGCTGAGGATCTCAACTCTTGCTTGGTTCCATTCACTACACGACATTTCCCAGTGAGAAGCATCGTGTTCAGCAAACATTAATACTAATAGTGCAAGACCGTGCATATTGGATGAACGTATACGGTTATTATACCATATCTATTATATTATATAGTGTTTTGAAAACGTAACACTTGATACATTAATTAATACTTAAGGTTTTCATAATCTTTTGAGTAATAGTCTTTGATGTGGTCCTCAACTACAGGATCAATCTCTGCCTTATTTGGTAAGGACTCTGATTCTGATGGTATATGAAAAACATTAGAGTCGTAATTAACTCTCGTCAATTGAAGATCAAATTTATCATTCATCCAATCAATAAACTTTACACCGAAACCATCTTCAAACTTATAGATATGTACCTTTGGTGATATAAAATCTGATTGTCTCCTAAAATGATTCTGATGATATTGTCTGTGAACACGAGAGTGTTCTAGAAAATTAAACAACCAATCTTTATCTTTTAACTTATCATATATTTCTATAGGATAATCTCGAACTTTAATTATTACCTGTAGTGCTGACTTAAATTTTTCAAATGGATGTCTTACTATTGTAAAATGATCAGAGTCTTTAACGTCTGGAAGATTGTTATACAATGGGTAATGTAAGTGAGGAACTTCTATCCCTTCGTAGAAGTCATTGTAACTCATATAATTTACTTGAAATTTATTTCCAAGAAAAATATTTGTAATATATCTTCCCGCAGTTCTCGGAATATGAATGTGGAAAATACTTTTGTGTTGACTTTGATAAAACACATCAAATCCTATGATGTCTTTGTGTTATGCACTTCACGTTACCAGATATTGTAATGCCTGTATTGCCTGCTAAAACTTGGTGTGCTACCCAAGATGGAAACAAAATCATTTGTCCAGGTTTTAGTTTAGGCATGTAAGTAGTAGGCATATCTTTTGAACCATGCATAGGAGTTTGATTTTGAATATCAGCTATGTATGGATTAAAAAATTGAGTCTTAGTTTCTTTAACACTATGGTTAATTATAAAACTCCACATAGTATTTGAATGAGTATGATATCCTTGAAAATCAGTAATTAAATAGTAGTTCTTCCATACATCTACAATATCAATATAATCTACAGGATCTTGTAACTGTTTCAAACAAGAGATAATCTTTTCTCGTAGATATTTCATTGTTTCTTTTGGAATTTTTAGGTTACGTCCGTAGGTACTATTAACTCCACTCTCCCATGTCGGTCCATAACCCTCATCGGGAATGTTAATAAACTTTAGATCAACCTCAAGATGAAAAGTTGGTACGGCAAAGATGTCTACTCTATTGCTCATAAGTTTTAAAAAATTCTTTCATCGTTGTTTGATATCCAGACTCTTGACTAGGAGGTTCTTTGATCCCCTTCATCTTCTTGTAGTCGTTGTGCATCGCTTGGAGTAACCATGCCTGTGCTAGTTGAGTCGGACCCTCTTTCAACAATTGGATTTGAAATTTCGATAGACCAGCCTTCATCTCCAAATACTCCTGTCTCCACAATGTGTGGGGTGCTTTGTCTTCCTTCTTGCTCATCCCATTCCTCCAATAGTTGTTTAGATTGAGAGTCAACGTCTCTCATTGTGTTTTCTATTTTAACATCAATCCATTTTTGTTTCAACCATTCTATTAAACCTATTCCAAGGTGTTGAAGGTATGGATTCTTGAAGTTTTTATACACCCATCTTTCTGCCTTTGCATACCATGGGTCAGTTCCCTTTCCAAATTGTTTTTGGAAAGAAAATTTCATTTCTTTTGTTCGCCCATGGAATCTACTAGATGATCAACACACTCTCCATATTCTTTCATGTGCTGTTTATCTAATGCTTTCAACTGCTCCATGTATTCTTCTCTACCATCCTTGGTAAAGACTTTCTTTTCATAATCAAAGTAAGGGTGAGGTTCAGCAGAGACTACTGGATCTTTTGTCTTGTTTTTAATAACAATAAATCTATCAGCAGCAAATGTTCCTGCTAACTGGACTACAACCTCGTCTCCATCCTTCCAGTTGATGCTACCATCTTTCTTAGTGTGTAGCATTGCTTCTTGTATTTGGTCAATTAATTCTTGAGTTAGTTTCATTTCTTTTTCTTTGGTTGTTTAGCACCAGGAGGTTTCCATAGTTTAGGATTGATTCTTCCCTCACTCTGTTTCCATCCAACAAAATCTTTACGATAGTTGTCGTAGTAATGATCAAACAGATCCACTGCCTTTTGAGCGATAGCTAAATCGAATCTAGTCTTTGTGTCTAATTTATATTCAACCAGATAGGCAGTGTATGGAAGAGATCTGTCCTGTGCATCTTTTGGATCACAGTTCTCTTTTAGGATAGTAACTTTATCACTCAAGATCTGTTGCCCCATTGTATCTGTGGGAACGCTTCCTCTACACACGCTCTAGTAACCTTCCAACGCTTACCAATCTTCTTATCCTTAGCGAGACATAGAACTTCTGCTTCGCCTGCTGTGAGACCTTCTAAAAGGCGGATAAACATAGACTCACGCTTGGTTTGATTGATACTTGATCCACCTTTAAAAAAGTGATATAAGATTCTACATTCTTTTTCTAAGACAGTATGTTCTGTCCCCTCTGGTGCTTCGTTCGGTTGATAT